CTGCAGAAGACCCCTGTCAGTGCACCAGACAACCGGACATTTCGGTCCTTGTTGCCCAGCGATGGCACTGCGGGATGGAGACCTTCATTGTTGAGCGTGCTTAAACACACTCACCCAATGACCAGGTCCCCCAAGTCAGATTCCAAGTCATCTTGGCAATCCGACTGGCTCTCATCAACGCTCGCGGCCGCTGAGAGAGGGGGCAATCTAAACAACATACGACGCAGAAAGGAGAGCTCCTCCTTCATCTGCTCAAGCTCTGTTGTAAGTGGTAGGAACGCGCCCAAAATGGCACTCGCAGCTCCGAACGCGTTAGCAACGCGCCATTGATGCGAGGCAAATGAGCCAAGGGTACGATACTCGTAGAATGGTTGAAGGCCGGCATTGCCTGCAACATCAGAGGGCATGTATAAAAACATGCAGCGATTGTTCTTCCTAATCATCATTCGGTCGTTTAAGACAAACGACTTCGTGAAGCTGATCAGGTTTGAAACAGTCTCCTTTTCCCCTTCTGTTGTGCCGACATTCGACAACCACACCCCATCACCTCCTGTTGACGAAAAGGACACTATCTGTTGACCAAACAGTGTTCCGCCACCAGGCGCACCTGACGCGGTAAGTGTGACGAGACTTGAGATCCCGCCACCAACGAAGCAGGTCGTCAGCTGAGCGCTGCCGATCAAATCCACTTCGTCCGCGATGCCTTGTGAGGAGTTACCAATGTTCGGCTGAAGCTGCGGGCCCATAAAATGAGCCTTAAACTTCAGGAACAAGGTACCTACAGCTACGTCCACCCCTGTTGCGCCGGCTGGCGCTGGGTTCACTGGTGCAGCCATCTGCACCACCACCACCTTAGCCTGTGTCGTCAAGTAGTTCTCGGTCGTACCGCTACTTGATCCGTTGTTCGAACAGAAGAAATCCTTGAGACCAAGTCGCTTCGGCATCTTGATGACGGCAGGAGTGAAGGAGTTAAAGATCTGTGCGCCTTGATGACTCACAGCGCGAGATTGGATATCAACGATGGTGCTAGTTGCCGAATTGACAACTTCATTGGGGTCCACCTCGAAGTAGGCAACTAATTGCCCCCCCGTGGTGGACGCACACGATGGCCTATAGATCAGTTCCGCCTCTTTAAAGCGGTACTTCTCGAAGGCCTGTGCGAATAGCGCCATCCTGGTGCCAGTCAAGGCACCAGGTCGTATGAGTATCTCATTTCTCACGATATCTCCCGCAACGATAGGACCGCCGGTCGCGCCTGCCTGTCGCAGAGTGACCGAGCCCAATGGTATCTCTCCAGGTACCATAACGTTGCCTTCCTTGTCTTCAGATGTGCGATGCGTTTGCCTCAGGCCCATCCTGAGTGGTCTGGATATTCCTCCGGACGTTGCATTGCCCTTGCCACCTTGTGGCTTGGTTGACTTGCTTTTCTTTGACTTCTTGGCTTTCGCCTGGCTTTGTTCTTTGTTTGGCATTTTCTTTGAATTAGTAAAGAACGAAATAGGGTATCACATACCAATACCAGCTACCATGGCAACATCTTCCATAGATGTGGTTGCCGGTAGTAACTGTAGTATGTTAGCCTCTATCTCTTCCTGTTCTCCAGGACTGATGCCCCAAGCAAGAAAGTAAGAATCCCGAGTCTCCAAAGAAGGAGTTCTAAACTCATGTTTATCCTCAAGATCCATTACAGCCTCCTGCCTGTAATTCAATGTCGAACGCTTAAAATGGGAACCTGTAGCCATGAGTCGAAGACCCAGCGCCTGTCCAATCGGAACAGCAGCATTAGCCACTGCCTCGCACAAGCCAACAGAATAGGCATAGACATCCGTTGCAGACAAGTTCATCTTGCCTGAAGTCCAAAGAGTCTTGGATAGAATCTTCTCTGGATTGCGGACCATACGCCAACTTCCATCGACCAACACCGGTCTGCACTGACAGAATTCGCATTCTTGCCAGTTCTCCGTAAACTCAAACTTACACTCCATTCCATACTCTGCAAACACGCTTTTCACGCCCCCAAAACTATGTTTGAGAGTGTACGTGTCCGCGGACTCGCAAATAAGAACTGAGTCATCACCATCTACGTAGACGGTACCCTTGAC